TCATCTCCATGTTGCGGATGATGTCCAAGAACTTGTTGGCGTTGGTGTCCTCGGTCTTGATGGCGGCTCCACCCTCCACGCCTTCGATGGCAACGCGGTCGCCGTACTTGGTGGGGTGGAACTTCGCCAGTAACTTCAGGCGGGTCTCAATCTGTAGCTTGCGGTGGCCCAGCATATCCTCGATGGTGGTCGATGACCCCTCGTCGGTCATCACCTGCTTCTGGCCCAACTGGATGGTGTCAGCAATCAGTAAGCACTCCTCAGCCAGCGCGTCATAGCCAATGTCGCGTGCGCGTGCGATGGATGCGGAAAGAGACTCGTCGCGCCCCATCCAATCGTAAACCGTCCTCCACGCAGGGAACCCCTCGTTGTCTCTGCATATCTGTCTAAGTGGTATTCCCTCACTCAGTTGCTCACAGATGATGCGTGCTATCTCAGGGTCGTACTTTGAGGGGCGTCCAGTCTTCTTGGGCGCTACAGGCGTCTTTGCGGGCGTGGTGCTACCTTGGGCCTGCTTGGTGGCCTTCGGTGTCTTGGCGGGCCTCTTAGACCCCTTCTTGATGGTTTCTGGCATAACCCGTAATCCCCAGTGAATGAACGAATGCTCTCAGTGTATTCGATTCGCTTTCACTTCGCCAGTCTACGCTTTGGGCATAGGTATACCAATCAAGGCAAGCCACCTTGTCTCACCGACACCAGCGACACTCGGTCTGAAGGTGTTGTCGGCATCAGCACTCAGGCCAATAACCGACTCGGTTTTATTTCGCTTTCGATTCGTTACACAGGTTGCCGACGTAAGCACGCGGGTCTTGTTTCGCGCACTCCTCTTCAGTCAATGTGAAGTCTGGAACCCATGCCATCAGCACAAAAACCAGAACCATCATTGTACCAATGACGACCTTCTCAAGCAAGGTTTCTTCTCTCATGCTGACACCTCTTTTGCAAGGATGGCCTGCAAGCCTGCCACCAGTTGCTCGGCCTCTTCGCGAGTCAGCACAGCGCTCATGCTGGCGCTCCCAGTGCGCAGGTTGAGCCACGCGCCCCCGTTGTCCCACTCAGATGCCACAAGGCGGATGCCGTCTTCGGTGCGGATGATTGTTTCGATTTCGTCAGTCATGGTCATACCCCTTAAATGAAATATTTTGCAATTGCGGACTCGATGCGGCTCTCGTCCTGACCAGTCATCTTGCGCTCTAGCCAAGGTGCTGGGCGTCCACGACGGTCGCACACCTCGAACTCGCAATCAACGTAGCCGTGGAAGTCCCAGTCGCTGGCGGCGTGGTAGCTGAACGAGCCACGCACGCTCTCGAAGTGAGTCACGCCAATGATGCAAGGGATGCCTGCTACGCGGGTTTCAATTTCTGCTATGTATGACATTTGATTTCCTTTCGATTTCGATTCGCTTTTGATTCGCTTGTCGGGGGGCTTGCACCCCCCTTTGGTTTAGCCGATTAACAGACTCACGTCCTTGACATCTTCCATGTTGGCAAGACGCCCGTAGTGGCTGATGCTGTACTCAATCTGCGCAAGTGTAGGCAAGCCCAGCAGGGAGTAATCCACGCCTTGAATGCACTGGTTTGTGCCTTCGTACCAAGTCAAAGTGACTTGGAAGCCCTCGACGCTTTCCACTGTACGAACCTGCGCTTCTGGGCTGTCGCTGGTAACCACCAACTGGCCTGCGTAGATGTCTTTGAGTTTGATTGCTTTTTTCATTTCGCTTTTCTTTCACTGTTACCTGACTATGCGATATTGCTGTGTCAGTGTGGTTAGTATAACTCAGAATTAAACGAGTCAACAACTATTTTAAAAATATTTCTAGGGATTTACCCTAATGCCACCTCCAATACCTTGGGGCGCTGGATGACGGTCTGCTTGATGCCGTTGTAGACGGTGTGTTCCTTGATGCTGGCCTTGATGGTGAGGGTGTCGCCCTTGCCACCGATGTCAGAGCGGCCCTTGTAGGTGATGGCGTTGCCCTGCTCGTCGCGGGCGATGGTGATGTAGTTGTCGCCGTAGAACTCGGACTTCAGCACCACAATGCGCTCGACGGTGATGGTCAGGGTGACCTTGTCGCCCACGTTGCCAATGTGCTGGCTGTTGGCGCGTGCGGCCTCAATGCGGTCAATCACTGCAAAGCAGGACTCGGTCGCCTCGACTTGGCGGGCGGACAGGTTGCCCCAGTGGCTCAAGTTGCTCACCATGTCGCGCAGGAACTCATTGTTGCCCTCGTAGGCCATCAGGCGGGCCACCAAGGCGCTGTTGGCATCACGCCATGCCTGAGTAGCCTCTTGGCGCTCTGCGTCCCTTTGGGCGCGTTCTGCGGCAAGTTGTGCCTTGCGGGACTCGCGGCGCTTTTGTGCGCCAGCTTGGCGGCGTGCGCGGGCGTTGTCAGCGCGAACCTTCTCAAAGCCCTCGATGCCCCAGCCAGTCTTGGCAACGCAATCGCAACCGACCTTGAACTGGCGTGCGCCAGCGATGGAACCCTTAATCCAGAACTCCCAGCGAATGCCTGTACCGCAGTAGTCGCATACGCCGCCAGCCTTGGTCGTGCCGTCGCCGTTCTCCCAGACGTTTTCGGTAACGTGAGTGCAAGAGAAAGGAGCCTTGCCGAGGTTTGCTTTTTCAAAGGGGTGTGTCATGGTGTTTCGCTTTCTTTTCGCTGTCCTGCACATCGCAGTGGTTTAATTGTAGCATAAACAAATCAGGAGGTGGCAAGCCCCCTGATATAGGGACTTTCCCTTATGCCTTGCCAGCCTCCATGATTTTGTTGGCGGCGCTGAAAATGCGCTGGGCGGACTTGTCGCTGATGTCAGCATCGGACATCCAGTTCTGGATGTAGCCACGGGACTCAGCCAAGCCGGGGAGGGCCAGCAAATTGCACAGGATGTAGGCCACGCCCTCCGCCTCCACCTCGCGGATGTCGCGGGGAGTCATCTCGCTGTCAGTCACCAAGCCTTCTTTGGTGTGACCCAGCACGACGTGGGCCATCTCGTGGAAGCGAGTCTTGTGGGGGTATTGGGCCACTGGGTTGATGGCGATGGTGTTGAGTTGCGCATAACCCTGCACGTTGCCGTTTGCCAGCGCGAAATACTCTTCGGTGATGCCCAGCTTTTCCAAAGCCTTGGCCTTGTCCCACTCAGGCGTCACCACCTCAGCGGCGTAGTCTTCGCCTTCGGTCTGGCTCAACACGAACCAATTGTTGCGCATGGTGAACATGGAGAAGACCTCGCCAGTCTTCTCGCCTGCCTCGTCCTTTTTGTTGATGGTGACAGGCATTACCAGCGCGATGGCCTTCTGGCCCTTGCTCACTGAGCGTCCCAAGTCCTTCCAAGCCTTAAAGGTGGCGATGGGGCCAAGGGGGATGTCGCGGGCCACGCACTGTGACCATGCCAGCAGTTGGTTGCCGATGCTGTAGCCGTGAAACTTGCTGTAGCACTCGCCAATGATGCCGGGTTGCTCAACGGCGTCTTTGAGCAATTTTGCGAAGGGGGGTGTTTGCTTTTCCATGATTAACTCGCTTTCATTTGGTTACCTGCTTATTGCAGTGGTTTAATTCTAACATAAACAAACCAAGGTCTGGCAACCCCTTTGCAAAATTATTTTGTAGGTAGTTTCCCCAACGCCTTCCGAGCGGCTATTTCACGCTGAAGGATGTGCCAGAAGGGGGACTTGATTGGGTTCAGTTTGGCTTGCCTTCCATCTTGAGGTGTGCCAGCAACTCATCGAGCGAGAACGTGGCGTCTTTGTATTTCCAGATGTACTGCTCAATCTCGTTCAGGACGTAGCTGTAGCCCGCGTCGAAGCCTCGGATGTACTCAGACATCACCGCCTCGCTTTGAGGCTTCTGGCAGGCTTTGTGGGCGTCCATGAAGGCATCGAACTGAGACAAGAGGTCGTCAAGCGGCACAGGCATCTTGATGGCCTGCGTGAAGCCGCAGTGCTGGCACTCCATGCGCTGGGTCTGGCTGTTAGAAATGATGTGGTCTGTGTTCATTTTTTACTCCGCTATCCAAATAGTTTTTCCGCCAGTTGACTCAAAGTCATCCGAATTGAGTCGGATGTATTGCTGGCCCGGAACCCCTGCCGACTGGACGTAGCCCTGTACGCCCCAAGACTTGGTTTCCGTGACCACCACCATGCAACCACCAAAAACTTCTTTTTCGGGGTTGACTTGAACAATGTCGCCCACTTCAATCATGCCGCCACCTCCTGACGGGCCTCTTGGCGTCCACGCTCGACGAAGTAGCGGGCGTCAACGTGGTCAACGATGGCCTCCTCCTGAAGCATCTTGCGGATGCCCTCCGCCACGGCCCGCGCCCTGTCGGCGCTGGTGGCCTTCTCGTACTTGTAACCTGCGTTGATGTAGTCTGCTTGCGCGTATTTCATGCTGTCTCTCCAGAATATTCGATTGCCTGCAATTTGCTGATGCGGTCGTTGATTTCGTCCACGGTCTTTTGGTACTCCGCCATGACCTTGCCGCGCTGTCGTTGCAAGGCGGCTATCTGCTTTGGTCGAGGGTCAAAATTGTCGGGAACCTCCACCTCCACTTCTTGCTCTCCGATGTAGGCTCTGGTGTCGTCGTCATCCAGCTTGGCAAACCAGATTTGGTATTCGCCCTTCTCTTCCCAAGCATATTTTTTGTAATGGATGTGTGCCGTGAGTTTGATTTTCATGCTGTCACCTCTGGCGCGTTGATGTAGCCCTCGTTGATGAGGTGCTGTGCTGTGCGACCGAAGAAGCCTTGCAGTTGCCATGCGAGGCCAGTGTCAACCAAGTGTTGCCA